GGGCCAGCGGAGCCCATACCAACGCACAAGGAGTCCATGGGGGACAGAGTGCTCTACATCTGCTTCGCGGTGCTCGCCGCAGTGTTCCTAACATTGTTAGCCCTCGGGCTGCTGGAGGGTGTATGAAAGCAAGTGAGATCAAGCCGACTAGCTGGATGTACGGGAGCAGCAACCTACGCAAAGCCATGCTCATGCGCAAGTGGGACGGCATACGCAAGAACGTGCGCCTCATGGAGGACAGCCTGCCCCTGCTGATGAACAACCCCGAGACCACGCCCGAGCAGTTGGTCATGGCCAGCAAGCTGTACACAAACGTAACGCAGCAACTGCATGACCACGCCAAGATGATTGACACGTTCATTTATCACGGGCACAAGCTCATGCACATGCGGAGCTGCCCCACCTACCGCACAGGGGACGAAGCCCTGTGCGAGTGCAAAGACTGGCAAGGAGAGAACGCATGAGCGGACTCAACAGATATTACGTCACAGGCTGGAGCGCAAGGTTCGGCATGTGGATTGCCGAGACGCTCGAATGCGCAACGATGGAGCTCGCCAAGAAGCGATACCAGACCAGCCACCCGACCTTGAAACAGATCAAGGTTTATAGACTCAACAAGGAGAATTGATATGTTTGCATCGACAGGAAGATTGCCGTACTTGTACAGCTACGAAGGTGCCAAGAAGTACCACGACCAGATCAAGCCACTGCGAAGCGGTAGGCGTATGGGGTTCAAGCCATTGGGTGCACGCAAGGACACGCACATGTTCATACGTGAGAACACCGAGGGCAGCATCGAGTGCGTGCTCTACGAAACCCCGGTGGTGACATACAAACAAGACGGTGGTGTGGTGGTCACGCCGGGCAAGTGGCCGTCATCGTTTACATGTGCGTTCATCGAAGGACTGCTCGCCGATACGAGCGCGAACAGAACGAAGGGCATGGTGGTGCTGCGCTTAAACAGTGGGGCCAACTTCATCAAGCACCCGTTGAAGCAAGGCCAGAGCATCGAGCTGCTGCGCGTGCCAGTGGAGCCGGGGCGTGCGGGTAAGTGGGAAGTAAGGAACGCTGAGGGTGTGCACGTATGGAGACCCAACCGCGCCAAGGCTAACAATGTTAGGGCCAAGTACAAGGAGATGATCGGCTACCACAAGGGCATGGTCTCACTGCTCACACAAGAGCGCGAGAAGTCCAACGAGGACGACCCGTTCGAGGCGGCGAAGATACTGATGCTGCCCAAGGACATGCTCGCCGACACGCTCGGAACGATGACGAGAACGGAGCGTGTGTACGGGGGCCAGACCGCAGAGGTTGAGCGTGCGTACGTAGACATGGAGCTGTTCAACAAAGCGGCGAACCACAAGCCGACGTGGGTGGGGTATGGCTACAACTACGAGGTGGGGAGCCCCGAGCACGAGACATGGCAGCAGCAGAAACAGAAAACCAGAGCTGACTGGTACGCCGTGCGTGACAAGGTGTTAGACCTCATGCGCAGTGACCAGCCCGAGGAGACTAAGTATGCCAACTTCCTCAAGGCAACACTGGGCCTCATGTGCGCGGCGTCAGGTGTGCGGTCGTACAGTTGGGGAGTGAAATCACAGAACCCCGTGGAGCTGAGCTATTCCAAAGCATCCACAGCAGTGACGGAGTTCCTCACGCTTGCGTTCGCCGAGGAGATCATGGAGCTCAAGCAGTTACCCGTGGGCCGTGTGCCTACGACAAACTATGCAGAGATGTTGTTCGATGACTTTAAAAACCAAGGAGAAGGTAAATGACAAAGCAGGACAAGCGAGAGTTCCGAGGCTACTGCGAACAATGCACAGACAGCCAACTGCGAAACGTGTATGCCAAAGAGAAGCTGGCAAGGCGCACAGCCTACGCCGACATCGCCCGTGAAGTAATGAGTGAAAGAAACCGCAACCAAGGAGAAACCAAATGAAGCAAGTAAAAATCGGAGTGCCGACAGGCTACAAGGGATGCATCATCGTGCCCGTCAATGATGGGTTCGATGTGATCGACAGAGTAAGCGGTCGGTGGATGCACGTCCCCAACCAACGCACAGCGAAGTGGAACGCAACGGTGTGGACACGACTGCGCGATGAGTTCGGAGAGTCCGAGCCCCTAACAGTGTTACCTCCTGTGGTAGCAGAGGTAGTCACAAGGAAAGTGATGGTGATGAAATGAAAACGAGTGAACTGACAGGCGCTGCCCTTGATTGGGCGGTGCATCAAGCACGGTTTGAAGGGGCTTGCCATGACGAGCCGTTCCCCAGTTACTCAACCGACTGGTCCCAAGGTGGGCCGATTATTGAGCGTGAGGGCATTTCTGTGCGGTACCGGGTGGGCGTGAACATGACCGCCAGTATCAACGGGCAGTACACGCAAACGATTGGGCATAGGCACAAAGGAAACATAGGACTACTCGTAGCCATGCGGTGCTATGTCGCCAGCAAATTGGGCGATGATGTTGACGTACCCGAGGAGTTGAAATGAAAACATCAGAAGTATTCAAGAGGGTCAAGGAGAACTTGGCCAAAGACTTGCATGAGGCATACAACCATTCAGGCAAGGAAAAGTTCATCTGCATTGCCACCACCACTGCGGCAGCGCACTCCAAGCGCATAACCAACGAGGATGTGGAGCGATGCACCGACATCGTTGAGTCGCGACTTGAGGGTGCGTACACAATGGAGGGGTGGCTCAATGATCGGGGCTGCGTACCCGAATACGAACTGTGTGACCGCACCACAAAGGACCGCATCCAAGCGCATAGACACGCATGGGTAGACATGCTGATCGCAGAGTTTGAATCGAAAGGAGATTGAGATGAGCTTCACTGATCTTGAGTACGTGCTCATGATTGCAGTGTTCGCACTGCTGTGGCGCAACACATCGGCCAACTTGAACGCAGCGAGAGAGGAGGCGAGAGCCAACAAGTATTCACGCTGGCTGATGAGTGTGTACGAGAACAAGGGCAAGGTCGTCCACAAGGATGACGGCTACTACTTCGAGGAAAACTAATGCCACGGCGCAAGAAGAAATGGATGTTGCTGCGCGGGAAGTTCGGCAACTTCATTGTTGTTGAGCGCCAATGGTACGACTTCGTGGGTATAGCCAAAAGGCGAGGTAGTAAACAGATGTGGTGGATCGCTGCGGAGAGCGACGACCAAGGGGCCATGCAAGCGATGGCCCAGCTAACAGACAGATACGTATCCTCAGCTTTAGTCAGACCCCATGGCTAAATCACTTGACTTAGGTATCAATCTGTGTTACAATATAAGCTGGTGAGGATAAATGTGTCCCGCCATAACCGCCTAACAATGTTAGGCACACCATCAGAGTTCATTAGAAGGAAATCAAAATGTCAGAAGTATCTTTCGGCAAGAGCATCACGCTCAAGCAAGCGGCCAACCTGATCCGCACCAACCCAACCACTCGCTTCCTGTTGCAGGGCGAGCCCGGTATCGGCAAGTCATCCCTGCTCGAAAACATTGCCGATGGGCTTGGCTTTGAGTATGCGTACATAGACGTACCGAACATGGACTTGGGCGACATCGCCATGCCTGTGATCGACCACGACACCAAGACCACACGCTACTACCCCAACGCACGGTTCCGCATTCACGAGAACAAGCCGCTGGTCATCATGCTCGACGAGTTCACCAAGGGTGCTGACCCAGTGAAGAACATGCTGCACCCCATGCTTGAGAAGGCCAACCCACGGCTCGGCGATATCCCACTGACCAAGGACACCATCGTGTTCTTGACGGGCAACCTGAGCACGGACGGTGTGGGCGACAACCTGAAGGCGCACAGTCGCAACCGACTGGTTCCGGTGACTATCAGCAAACCAGACGCAGACCAGTGGATCGACTGGGCCATCAACAAAGGCATCGAGCCCGAGGTGATTGCGTGGGTGAATCGTTTCCCTCATGCACTGGCAAGCTACACGGACGGTGGGCAGGGCGACAACCCCTACATCTACAACCCACGAAAGACACAGACAGCGTTCGTATCACCACGCTCACTTGAGACTGCATCTAACATTGTTAGGACACGCAAAGAGAACGACAGTGACGCAGTGATCGCCGCGCTGACTGGTGCGATCGGCGAGAGTGCAGCCCGTGACATGCAAGCGTACATCGAGTTCTCGGACCAACTGCCTACGTGGGAGTCAACCATCCAGCAGCCAAAGACTACGACTGTACCTACAAGCCCCGGCGCATGTGCCATCGTGGTGTTCGGTGCTATCGCCCGTGTGGACAAGACAACGATCGCCCCGTTCATGTCCTATCTGGAGCGATTCGAGCCCGAGTGGCAAGCATGCTTTGCGATCAACATCGCACGTACACCATCCAAGCAAGCCATTGCGTTCAGTTGCAAGGCGTTCTCGGACTGGGTTGCGAAGAACCAAGACCTGCTGTGAGATGCTGTACGCAAGCATAGCAATGCAGAACTATCCGCTTGGGTGGGAGGAGCTTGAGTGGAAGATGCGCAAACTCAAGCAACTTGTCTGGAGCTATCAGTTGGACATAGCACAGCAGGTGTTTAGTCTGAAGGCACCCCCGTATCAGTTCACTCTGATCCGGTGGGGTCACAGGCCAGACATCAACACATCACCAACGAGAGAGGTGCTGTACGAAGGGCACGACTACTACGCCGTGCTCGGATTCGTTACTTTGCTGTTAACAGCAGAGGAAGATAAACAACACATGAGGAGCTAACAATGTTAGGAGCAAGACATGGGGTATAGGAGCGCGATAACTGCGGTGTTCTACACCAACAAGAAAGACGAGTGGCCTCTTATGAAGCTGTTCGTCGAAGAAAACTTTCCGAAGGACTTAGCTGACTGCCTAGAACAGGAGTGGGAGGAGCCACGGGGCAGGTGGGGGTTCGTGTTTCGTGTGGACGACTACAAGTGGTACGAGAGTTACCCCGAAGTGCAGGCGTTCAACGAGTTCGAGGAGAGGTTCACAAGTATGGAGAAGTGCGTAGACGGTACGTGGGCTTGCGAGTTCGCACGTATCGGGGAAGAGACCGACGACATTGAGGAAAGAAATTCAAACCATGCCGACTACATCCTCAGAGTCGTTCGTCATATCGAAATTGAGTTTTAAACAAGGAGCTAACAATGTTAGAGGAACGCAAAGTTCAGAAGGCCAAGATCACCCTGATGCGACATCCCAAGTTCGCATTGCTGCAAGGCATCTTGATGGTGGGCAAGACGAAGGTAGCCGACGATGTGCCGACTGCATGTACCAACGGTCGTGACGAGACCTATGGCCGTGAGTTTGTGCGCAAGCTGCGCGACCCCGAGCTTGCCTTTGTGATTGCACACGAGGCAGGGCACAAGATGTACCGCCACATGACTACGTGGGCGAAGTTACACGCCGAAGATGCGCACTTAACCAATCAGGCTTGTGACTACGTTATTAACCTGATGCTCAAGGACCTCGACCCGAGCGAGAACGTCATCGCCATGCCTATGTACAGGGATGGGCCACACGCTGGCAAGAAGATGGGCTTGATCGACGAGAGGTTCCGTGGCATGAACACCAAGCAGGTGTACGACATTCTCAAGCAAGAGCAGAAGGATGCCGGAGGCGACGGCGACGGTGACGGCGAAGGCAGTGGTGGGGGCAACGGTGGCGGCGGTATCGACGACCACGACTGGGATGGGGCCAAGGAACTTACCGACGAGCAGAAGAAGGAGCTGGCGCGTGACATCGACCAAGCGATACGGCAGGGGTTGATGGCACACCAGAAGATCAACGGCAAGGGTGCGGGTGGACTCGACCGCGAGTTGCAAGACTTGATGGAGCCCAAGGTCAACTGGCGCGAGGAGCTGCGTGAGTATGTGAAAGCAGTGTGCCGAGCCAAGGACACATCGAGCTGGCGCAGGGTCAACCGGCGCTTCCTGTCCACAGGTATCTACATGCCATCAATGGTGGGTGAGAAGGTGGGCCACATCGTTGTGGGTATCGACACATCGGGTTCGATCGGTGGGCCTGAGCTTGCGGAGTTTCTGTCCGAGGTCAAGGGTATCGCGGAAGAAGTAAACCCCGAGAAGGTTGACTTGATCTATTGGGACAGCGAAGTGGCGGCGCACGAGGAGTATGCCGACGCCGAGGTATCTAACATTGTTAGCTCTACCAAACCCAAGGGTGGCGGGGGCACAAGCCCAAGCTGCATGTCTGAGTATCTGAAGGAGAAGAAGATTGTCCCTGAGTGCATCATCATGCTTACAGACGGCTATGTCGGCAATGACTGGGGCAGTGACTGGACTGCTCCGGTCATGTGGGCTATCACGGGCGGCAACACAAGTGTCGCTTCAAACGGCAAAACAATTCACATCAAAAACTGAGGAGAGCAACATGATTGTGGTTGACATAGGTTGGAAGAAGCTGGTCATGACCAAGGAAGCAGCATTCCAGTTGGCCTCGGCACTTGAGAGTGCTGAGATATACGAACGCAAGTGGGTGAGCGAAGAAGATCGCGCAGAGAAAGGAGTTGACCACACGTTCCATGTATATGCAAACGATCAGCCGTTCGGCATGGAGATTATGAGCGACGACTTGTATCGCATGGCGAAGCTGGCTGGCAAGCCAGAGAAAAAATAATGGGAACGGTCATTCTTTGTGGCCGAGTAACAATGTTAGGAGAAACCAAATGAGTATCAGTGCATCAGCAGTGTTAGTTGAGTTGAACATCAGTGTGTGGCCTGCGTCGAAGATCGACCGAGAGGTTACGGACAAAGTGAATGCAGACGCATCGGCAGTGGCCGGGGCATCGCAGACCAAGAAAAATCTGTTTGCAGGTACGAGCCTGCGCAAAGACATCGAGAAGTTCGCGGCTCGCGTTCGGCTCTACCACAACCAGCACACCCTACCGTGGGCAGACAAAGGCGAGCGCATGCTGCCGACCAAGTTGTTCATGGAATACAAGCAGACCATGAATGACTACGAGCGTACGTTCGACATGATGTGCCACAACTTCTTTGTCGAGTACCCACGACTGGTGGGCGAGGCGCACAACAATCTTGGCACGATGTACAAGGCCGAGGACTACCCAGACTTGGAGACAGTCAAAGCCAAGTTCGGGTTTCGCCGAGCAGTGAACCCCATGCCCGAGTCAGGTGACTTCCGCTTGGACATACCTGCGGATGACTTGGCAGAGATGCGCGACGAGTTCGAGGACAAGTTCAAGGAGCGACTGGCTGACGCAGTGCGCGAGCCGTGGAACCGACTGCACACCATGCTGACAACCATGTCGGAGAAGCTGACAGACGTTGAAGGCGACGACGCCAAGAAGCGTTACCACGACTCACTTATCAGTAACCCTTTGGAGCTATGCGGGCTGCTGACAAAGCTGAACGTGACCAACAACCCCCTGCTCGAAGAAGCTCGCAGACAGTTAGAGCTAACAATGTTAGGGGCAAACATTGAAGTCATCAAGGAAAGCAGCGATGCACGAAGCGAGCTGAAGTCCAAGGTGGACAACATCCTCAAGAAGTTTGAATGGTAAGGAGAACACAATGATATTCAACACACGCGACATGCCCAACGTATCGTTCGAGCCCCAAACACTGGACCGGATCAACCAACGGTATCCCAATTGGGGCGGCGATTTCAAGTTCAGATCGACCATGATGGGCGAGCTGTTCAAAACAATCTACTTGGCCAACCCGACATGGCGGTTTCAGTTCGAGAACCTTGTCTACAACGACACCAGCGCAGTTACGCCCAAGACAGTCCACGTCAGTTGCGAGGGTGAGAAGCTGGGGTACATAGAGGCGGATTATTTCCGTGGTAACCACGGCGTGGCTATAGCCAACCACCGCATAAACAAAGAGGTCATGCGAACGAGCAATGACAAGCGTGCGCTCGGTGCCATCAAGAAGTACTTTGTTAAGCGCAACGTCAACGAGCGACTTGAGAAAGCGCAAACTGATGCAAAGCAAGCAATCGACTCCGCTGTGAGCAGATCAAGCCACGCCATACAGGGGGTCAAGTACAAGCTAGAGACTGCATCCCTTGTGTTTGTTATGGACCACGCTCGCGAAGCGTTCGAGGAGTTCTCCAAGGTGCATGCGCCAGCCAACCTAACAATGTTAGAGAAGTACGACAAGGAGATTTTGGATGCAGACACTATCGAGGAAGTGCGAAGCAAGTACGGTGCAGGTAACGCCGCGCTTGTAGTGTTGGATCAGGGTAAGTACATAGTTAAAACAGGTGACAACGTACAACTGTTTGATGATAATGACCTCCCCGAACAAATACGGGGCCGACTGGGTTTGCTGAAGCTGGTCGAGTACAGGCAGATGGTGACGAATGCTGGCTGCAGAATAAGCGGCGAAGTGTTTGTTGTTGTGTTAGACGAAGAAGGAGCAAGCGAATGAAGACGACTATCCCGTGGATACCCGTGACCCACCCCGACTTCAAATGGAGTAGCGGGTCGGACGTGCAAGCACTGTGGCGCAAGTATGGGTGGAGTCCACCCAGCGAGAAGATCACACCCCCACCTGTGGTGAACAAAGAACCCGCATGGATCAACCCACTGCGGCGGCTTAAATGAAAGCCATCTTAGAGTTCAACTACCCCGAAGACACTGACAAATGCCGACGAGCGATCCACGCAGACGAGGCGTTTGACATGCTGCTGACGGTCAGGCAGTTTGCCGAGGTGCGCTACCAGAACAAGGCCGACATGGAGAGAGTTCTGCGGGACATCCACGATCGCGTTGTGTATGCACTAGAAACAACAGGAGAAATATGAACAACGAAGATATTTTTGATGCAGACGGCAAAGCCTTGGAAGCTGCCCTCAACCTGATCGAGGTCATCATGAAGACCGACCCCGGCGTGTATGACGAGATTGCACTGCCCGTCATCGGGTTGTTGAAAGAACGCTTGGCGAGTTCATGGAGGGGCGAATGACCGACTGCAAACACCGTTGGGAGCCCATCACTGGGTCGGGTATGTACAAGTGCGCCCGATGCGGCGCTTTTATGAGGATCATCAAATGAGCAATACAAACACAGGTGGGCCAGCGTTTCCGTCAGGTCTGATTGACCCGTTAACCCCAGAAGATGCAGTGCAGTCGTTACACAACGGCATGACCCTGCGCGACTACTTTGCAGGTCAAGCCCTTGCTTCTGTTAACTTGGGCATCGGAGTAACAGACGACTTCTATTCTCGGACTGCAAAGCACTGCTATGCACTCGCTGATGCCATGCTGAAAGCGAGGGAGGCATGAACGAAGACGAAGACAAACCAACCCCGGCTGACGGGCAGTTGATCTGGATACTGTGGGCCTTCATCGTGTTGATGCTGGGCCTGTTGACATTGAGGAGCTGTTTATGAACCTTGCAAATAACTACGTCGCCGTGGGCGCATCACATGAGAAAGACTGCGTGCCTTGCGTAGTCGTGACGACGAGTAGCGGCGTTTTTATCCAACTGCCGGAGGACGCGGCACGCAAGTTGGCTGATGACATTTTGCGTAATGCCAACTACCTGTGGCCGATGGGTGAGGAGAACACATGACCAAAGACGAAGCACTGAAGCTGGCGCTGGATGATCTGATTGCGGAATACCACATGGAGACATCATCGTTTGCAAAGCGGGTGGATGAGATATTCAAGCAAGCCCTTGCAGCACCTGTGCAAGAGCCTGTGGCGTT